CCCCTTGACGATCATGGTGCGCTCCTGGGTCCGCGGACCCGGAACGATCGCTCCCGTGTGGGCCTTACCTGCGTAGGGGGGCATCGCCAGCCCGCCGAGCTGGAAGCGCTGGGCGAAGTCCTCGCGGGAGCCGATTACTTTCTGCTCCAGTTCCCGGATGAGCTTTTCCTGGTTGGCGTGAGTTAGGAGTTCCCGCAGGAGCCCTTCGTTTTCTCCTTCGCCGCTTTCGGCGCTTCCTCCACCCAAGCCACCCGCGGCTTGCCGGATTCTCAGCCCCAGTTCCTCGATCGCGGTCTGCACATCCCAGATCACGCCGCCAAATCGCCCGGCGACGCGGGGTGGGGCTAGGTCTGAGGCGGACAGGAGGTTGTGCATGTCGGGCCAGTGGACTCCCTGCACCTCGCTCAGCTTCTCCTCCAAGGAGCCAGAGCCAGGCAACGGCAGGGTTGGGGGCGTTAGCCGGTTCCCCCCGCCGGGGAAGAACATTTCGCGGGCTTGCGCGAGTGCACCAGACAGGCGCGAGTCCGTCATCTGCAAGATCGGCAGGTTCTTGCGTAGAGCGTCCCGATCTTGGACCTGTTTGCGAAGCCACTCGGGCAGTCCTTTGCCCCCGTGTTTGCGCCTGTACTCCGCAACCCGCTCGGAGACCTTCTCAGAGAAGACCTTGATGTGGTCAATCTTCTGGCGAGCCCCGCGTACCTCTTTTTCCCAGTGGGTCTGGGCGGCGGCGACTGAGTGCTTGCCTTTCCCGAATCCGAACTTCTCGGCCCGCAGGATGCTGTTGCGCCAGTCCGCGACCTTCCCCAGCACGTTCGTGTAGGCAGGGCGCTCCTGGCCTTCGACGTAGTTGGTGAACTGGGCGACGTATTCGCGCTCAGCTGCTTCACGCTGGGCGTCGGTGGCCGAGGCCGGCAGTTCCGGGCTCTGGGGCTCGAGGGCCACGACCTGCTCGGCGAACTGAGAAGCCATCGTGTAGGCGCGTTCGTTGCCTTCGATGATCTGCTCGTAGCCTTCGAACTTCCCGAAGGCTCCTTTCAGCCGTTTGCCAAGCGCTTTGCGGACCTTCTGTAGCCGCAATCCCGTCCGCCGCTCGCGCAGACCCTTGAGGCGGGCTTCAATGGCGGCGGCGTTCTGGCCGACCGCCTGGGCCACTCCCGGCTTGCCGTTCTTTTCGGCGTGCCGTTTTGCCTTGCGGTAGGTGCCGAGCTCAGCCTGCCAGTGGGCGATCTCTTTGTTGACGCCCTCCAGGCTCTTCGGCATCGCCCCGAACTGGAGGTTGCCGGTCTTCGCCCCGCGATAGACGGCCGGGATCTTTTCCTTGGGTGCCGCACTTGGGCCGGCAGCAGCTGCCGGGGCGCCCACGCCGCCCAGATACTCCCGCAGGCGCTGCCTGGAATCGCCAGCCGTTCCATTCCCGACCCACTCGATATGAGCGTGGTTGCCCCGACCGTGGTCTGGCCAAGCTTCGGTACCGGGAATGCTGCCGTCATATCCGACCTCGAACCCGAGCTTCGCGAGAGTCTCAAGGCCCTTGGCGAAGGCACCGTCCCAGTTTCCGCTACGCGGAACCACGTCGGTCGCGGTCCCAGTCGTGAGGTGGCCCGGGGAGACGTGGCCACTGGGGTCATAGCCCGCGGTGATGTCGATGTCGTAGCGCCTCGCGTACTCGCCGACCAGCTGCGCGATCGAGCCCGCAATCGTCTCGGACCCCGGGTCCCACGAGGGGTCGACCATGCCGCCACCAGCCAGGCGCCGGACTGCCTCCTTCAGGAGGCCGCCTCGAGCCAGCCCCTTGAGCAGCCCACCCGACTGCAGCCCGAACCGCCGCATCCAACCCTTCGCCGGACCTTCCTGGGCGAGGTAGTTGGAGCCGTCGGAGAAGGCGGAACCCTGGACGTTCTGGGCAACTAGGTGAGCTGGCAGCCCCTTCGCGGCCAGCGAGTTCGCCCCGCCCCGTCCATAGAAGCCCCGGAGGAAAAATTGAGATGCGACGGCACCCTCGTCGTGCGGATCGATGCCGAGACTGTCCGCCGTGGGGGCGAGTAGCTGGAGAGATCCTTCCGAGGACGAGTCCCCATACGGCAAGTCACGCATCCGGGACTCGGCGAAGCCGGCCATCCCCAATGCGAGCGTGGCGATTTTGCTGCGCGACAGTTTCTTGGCAACGTCGGCGAAGACTTTTTCGACCGGCCCGCTGCCGGTGAGCCCTCCGCCGGCGATCGGCTTGTGCTTGCGCAGGTAGTCCTGGGCGCCCTCGAAGACATGCTTGATCGCGCTCTGCCCGACTGAGCGCAGCGCGCCGGCAGGCCCAGCGATCTGCGGTTCACGGCCGAGCTGACCGCCCTTCTGGAATCGTGGGACAGCCTCGTTGGCCTGCTGAAGTGCCCCCATTAGGTTGCGGTTGCCGACGAAGATGCCCTCTCGAGACTCGACCTTCGCTACCGGGACGCCGTTCAGGGCGAGGGTGTGGCGGTCACCGGTGCTGTTACCAGGGACGACGCTGGCCAGACCACCGGTAGCGAACGCCGGAACCGGACCACCCTCTTGGCGCCCCATCGGTTTGAGTTGGGGCAGCGATTGGACGAAGGCTTTGAGTTGGAACTTCGATGCCTTGGTGGCGCCGAGCTTCTGCAACATCGCATCGACGTTGAAGCCGATGTTGGCAAGCGCGCCTCTGACGGTGCCGGCAAGGGTCCCAAACGAGCCACCGACCCGAGCCGCAAACGCGTCGCCCTTCCGCCCACCTTTCGCGATCAGCTCATCGAGGTTGGCGAGCGCGTTGTGATTGATTTGGCTCGTCGTTCTCTGGGCGTTAGCAGGAAGGGGAGCCAGGGACTTCGCGACGATGGAGTCGAGCCGGCTGAGGCTCTGAAACTTCGTGACGATCTGGTCGGGCGTCTGGCCAATGAACTGCTGCAACTTCTTGCCTTGGGCCCGAACGACCTTTTCGGTCTGGCTGTTGAAAATGAGAGAGCCAAGAGCGGTGGTGAGCTTCACCCGGTTCGGCGCGATGATTTTCGCGGCGTCGACCTCGAAGTAGTCCTTGAGGTACATGCTGAACTCCTCCGACTTGGGAGCGTCCAGCTTGTGCCCTTCGACGATCTGCTTGATCTCCTTGGCCAGTTCCGTGCCGAGCACTGCGAGCAGGAAGCCGGTAGCGAAGCGACGCCCGGCGTTCTTCCCGAAGCGGTCGAAGGCCGCTACGCCCCCGAATTTCGAGAAGAGGAAGCCGCCGATCGCGAGCTTGCCCCAGACATCGGAGTTGACGAACCCCTTGACCAGCGCCTTGGCGATCTTCACCCCTGCTTCCGCCGCATGTTCGGCAAGCACTTGAACGAAGGCGTCGAAGGCGGGGACACCGTTGTCCCGCAACCGCCCGAAGTCCTTGAGGAAGCTGCTTGCCCAGCCAGTCGTCACCCCTACTAGGTCCCGCATCGCCGGGATCAGCTCCGTCCGCACCAGCCGCAGGAGGTGAGCTACCCCGCGCTGGCGCCCCAGTTCGAAGAAAGCCTTCCCCGCGTCTCGGATCAACCGCCCCATCTCAAAGATGGCCGGTTTGGTTTCGGTGAAGTACTGCTTGAGCCGGTTCTGCCCTTCGGTGCTATCGGTCCATTTCCGCCACCCTTCCGCTGCCCCGCCTAGGGCATCGAGGATCTGGTTCCCAAGAGGACGCGACGCCTCGCTGATGTTCAGCAGTGCCCCGCCAACCCCTTTCAGGATCGGCCCAAGGCGCTCCATCGTCTGGCGGGTGCGATCGAAGAACGCCGCGAGGCGCCCGGACTCCCGCGCAGCGGCGCTCTCGCCCCGCACCCACTCGGTCAGCTTCTCGGTGCCCCGGCCCAGCCAGTCCAAGAAGGGTTCGGCCGAGACGAGGACATGCCGCAGGGAGTCACCCAGGTTCAATCCCGCGTCCCCCATCCGCTCGAGGATCCGGGTGTTCAGCGCTCCGAGGCGAGTAAGGTCGCGGCCCCACACCCCTGAGCCGAGCTTGCGCCCAGCTTTTGCCGTGATCTGCCCGAGCGTCGCGGCGGTTTTCCCGGCAACCCCCCGGACCTCTTTGAAGTTCCCCATCAGGCCCTTCAAGCCGTCTTCGGCGCCCGGAAAGAAGCCACCCGCCGCCGTCTCCCGGAGAGCATCGAGGCGCGGTTTCATACCGATCAGGACCCGAACGAACTTCTGCGCCGCCGCCGGAAGCTGGGACATCTTTTCGTGGAAGGCAGTGGCTGCACCGCCCTGCTCTTCCATCGCTGCGGTGCTGTCCCGCACAGCGCGCTCAAGGTCTCTATTCGCGTCGGCGACCGCCTGGTTCGCATCCTTCTCGGCCTTCTTGGCCGCGACCACTTCTGGCATCCCCTCGACGCCTTTGCGCTGGGCGTCGCGGTAGTCCGCGCGCGCGCGCTTCGCATCAACGCGCGTCTGCTCGAGGTCATGGCGGGCCTGGTCGACGGCCTCTTCGGCGAGGCGAATGTCGAGACCAGAGGCATCAGAATCGCGGAGCGTTTTGGCGAGGTCCCGGCGGGCCTGTCGAAGCTGGAGCACCGCACCCTGTTCGGAGTCAACTGAGCGCTCGGAGGCGATCCGCATGTCCTCCAGTTGGCGGGTCGCGGCTTCCCGTGCTTCCCGCAGACCGTCTACTGCGTCCTCGGCCTGTTCCTCGACGCTCGCCAGGTTGCGCTTTGCATCGGCAACCCGTTCGGCTGCGTCTTCCTGCTGGCGCATCGTGTCGACGGCCTGGGCGCCACCCTGGATCTGAGCAGCGAGCCCGGCTTTCAGCGCATCCCCGATGCCCGCCGTGGCGAGTTTTAGGACGCTGAAGGCCTGGGCAGCCGCCAGAGCAGAGGCGGGCAGGGCGACAAGGGCACCTGAGAGTGACCCGAGGGCCCCTGCGGTAGCTACGGCCCCGGCCGCAAGGGCTGAGAGCCCCTGGAGGCTGAGCCCCAGTCCAGCAATGAACACGGGCCATTTGATCGTCCTCAGGACGTTGCGAAAGAACTGAGCCCCGCGGTTCACGCGGGACATCACGCCATCGAAGCCACCAAAGCCGCTCGAGGTGACCCGGACCCTTCGATCCGTCCTCTGGAACTCGCCAGCAAGCCTCTTTATCTCGCCAGCGAGCCCACGTAGATGCGTACCCGCAAGCTTGCGCATCTCACTCCCGATTCCGCGGAAGTCGCCCCCCAGCCCCCGAAGGCGACCTCGGACGCGAGAGGTGAGCCGCTCAATTGCGGGCATGCTCCGCTCGGCATCCTTTTTTGCCCGGTCGAAGAAGGCCGACATCTCATCGAGCCCCAGGCCGTCGGCTACCGACTTGGCCTGGCTTTTGGCTCCGCGCTTGCGCAAGCCCTTGTTGATCGCGCCCCTCGCTTCGCTGCCAAAGGCCTCGAAGCGTTTGAGAAGCGGCGAGAGCGAGCCACGGTCGAATCCCTTGCCGATCTCTCGGCTCGCATTCCTCCCCGCCCTTTGCATAGCAGGGGCGAGTGCCTGGTTCAGCTTGCGGCCGACTTTCTCTTGGAAGTCTTTGGCGAACTCCGGCTCCACCTGCACGTAGCCGGTGCCCACCTTCGTGCCCGCTACTGCTGCCATGCACTCACCCCCTTCCTCAATTCATCCGAAGAAGGCCGCGATCTCCCGTGGGTCGGTGACCACGCGATCACGGCTCTCCTTGTTCGCGGAGCCCTCGCCGGGCCGCGGCACGGCTAGCGGCGACTCCGGTAGGTACTTCTGCGCTTTCTTCGGAGCCTGGAGGCGAGCGTTGGCCAAGCCCCACGCATCGATCCGTTCGGCGACTATGGCCAACAGCTCGTGGAGCGTCGTCCACTGCTGCCCGCCGACTCTCCAGACCGCCGCCTCTGGCGGCAGGCCATTGACCAAGACCCAGAGCCGCCTACACCCGGCCTCCTCGACCTGCTCGGCCAGGTCGAGGCCATAGAACCTGAACAGGTCCGCCTCGAGCAGATCCCACCTCTCGGTGACGATCTGCGCGAGGCCGGTTATTCCCCCAGCGAGGTGCCGTAGGTCTCGAAGAGGGTGTGGAGCAGGCCGACCAGAGCCTCTTCGGTCTGCTCGAAGTCGAGACCTTCGGAGCCGATCTTGTCGCGAATGACCTGATAGGACTCAGCGCCCACGAGGGACTTGATGAGTTCCATCGTGCCCCGCAATTCGTTCCCGGACTGCAGATCCGCGAAATCGAAGAGCAGCGTCCCCGGAATCTTCGTCGGCAGCTTGATCTTGTAGCCGCGGAAGTCGACGACCTTCTCTTCGTTCTTTTTCTCAGCCCGTGCAGCCGCCCCCTTCTTGGAGGCGGCTTTCTTCGGGCTGGCTTTCGTTGCAGGCATCGGGTTAGGAACCCGCGCCGGCGAACGCCGGATCGTTGGAGAGGTAGTACCAGGGCCGCGTATCACCCTGCGGGGTCAGTGCTGAGAGGGTGACGGGGAGGGCCATCGCCGCGTTGCGGACGGCCTGGGTCTCGATGTCACCCGTGAAGGTCCCGCGCTTGATCACCCAGCGGTCGACACGATCTCCCGCGATGGTCTCCAGCACCCCGACCCACTTGGTCAGCGGGTCGTAGTCGGCCGGCGGGTCGAAGCGGTACTCACCCGGCTCTGGTTCGGACCATTCGCCCCCGCCGAAGGCAACCGACACGGTATCCCGGTTCCACTGCATCAGCGACCCGCCTGCGCTGAAGTCGCGCGAGGTGACGATCTCGTCGACCGCGGTTGGGGACTGCCAAACCCGGATCTCCTCTTTCTCTTCGCTCTTGTTGAACGTCACCCCGTCATCGCCGAAATAGCCGACGTCGTTGAATATCGAGTCAAGCGGGTCGCTGGAATTCTCGGGCAGGGTGGGATTGTCATCGAACCGAGCGATGTAGAGGCCACCATTGGCGGCCACCTTGATCTGTTCTGCATTCTGCGCCAAGGCAGTACCTCCTTAGCCCCTTGCAGGGCGATTGGATTGCGTATGGGACCGCCTTGCTGGCGGCGAGAGAGCCCGGTACGCGCCTTCCGGCGAGTGCGGGGTGCTGCGGTAAGTGGTTAGGGCTTCGGGTGCGGTTTGAACTTCAAGCCAGCGGCGATGGCCGCCCGGCGAAGAACGGCCAAGGGGCGCTGATTAACGGACCCGAACTCGACGAAGTGCCAATGCGAGGTGAACGCCCGCACCTTGTTGCCGGTCGCTCGAAGCAGATGCTTATAGCGGTGCGTCGGCCCGACCGGGGCGATGCTCTTGGCGATCCCGGCCACGACATCGGCGCGCTCGTTCATGCCTTTGGCCATCTGCGGCTGGGCTTCAAGCTTCTCCTGCCAGCCCGGCTCGGCGACGTAGCGGGCGCGGCTCATCCGTGTAGCCAGACCGTGGCTTCAACGCGGAAGTACTCCATCGCCGGCTCATCCTCGCCCGAGTAGGGACCGGTCCGGAAGGACTCGGACCCGGTCACGACTGCGCCATGGTGCTCAGCTTTATGCATCTTTGACAGGGCATCCCGAACGGCTATCGACAAGCCGTCCACCGCTAGGGCGGTGTTCGCGTCCTCCCCGGCGAAGACATCTACCTGCAAGTGAGCTTCTATGTGATGGTCGGGAACACCGCCATCGGTCGGCGGGTCGCCGACCAGAAACAGACGTAACCAAGGGGCTGCGCGGCTAGGAGGCGTCTTGGTCAGCACGCGCGCTCCCGCGTCCTGCACCGCGTCCAAGGTCTTCAGGTAGGCAACCGTCACCTGCAAGGCGGAAGGGACCGGCATCAGGACCCGACCTCATCACCAGCGCCAGAGACCCGTCGCACCGTGGCCGCCACATGCCAAAGGGCGCGGGAGCCTTCGTCGGCGTCCCAGGGATCTCCGACCAGCTCGTAGACGCGGCCTTTGACCCGAACCGCGTCCCCGGTGTTGATCTCGGTCCTGTGGGGCAGGAAGAGATTCCACTCGGTCACGGAGGTCTCGCCCTCGCCGGCCGGCTCATCGCGGTCGCGCTGCTGGAGCGCGCACATCGCCTCGACCTCTACGGGCTCTCCCAGCACCGGGTTCCCCAGGGCGTCTTCCTCTTCCTCCTGGCGGAGCAGCAGGACGCAGGGCGTTTTCATCATCCGCTCTACGCCCATGCGATCTCCTCCTTGAACTCCTCGACAAGGGCGCGCATGACTACGGGCTTCCCTCGCGCTTGGCGGTACCTGCAGTGCAGCTCCCAGCCCTCATGCGACCCACGCAGCCGGTTCATCCGAGACTGTGGGGGGTGCCAGAGATGCACCAGGGGGGCATCACCGCGCCAGCCGGGCCCGTGCAGCGTACGGAGCGCTAAGGCCCAGCTCGTGTCCTCCTGCCCCCAGCCGCGAAATCGAGGATCAAGAGGTGAATCGAGCAGCACCGCCCGCTCGGCGACCACTATTCCCCCGCCCCACACGCCTTCGTAGGGTTTTTGGGCGAGCGGCTGGCCCTTCCAAGACTCGCCGGCAAGGACTGCCGCGCTTCCTACTTCATCGAGGCGGTGGACCATCTTGTGCGGCATCGCCCATGAGGCCTGGCCGCAAACGACGGCCATTGCTGCACGCTCAAACTCATCGCACCAGACATCTGCATCGGCCACGATCACAACCTCGGCGCCGCTCGCCTCGACCACCGGATTGACCGCCGCCGCCTTGCACCACTCTCCCTCCGGGGCAGGCGCTTCAACTAGGTCCCACCCTGGATGGATGGCAGCGTAGCGCTCACGGAGCCAACGCCATGCACGCTCTCTGTGTGGGCATCCGCCTCGGAAGGGAACCACGACTAGGACGCGCAAAACAATGACCTCCAATGGCAGAGTTCCTGACACTGCGCCGCCGTAGCTGCTCAGTAACCGAACCCCGCCCGAACCTTCCCGATGTGCGTCATTCGGGGAGGGTCATCCAGCGTCCCCACCATCCCGCTGTAGATGCCCGGCTGGCGGAAGAGCTGTCGTCCGAAGCGCCGCTCCGAGCCGGCCTGGGTCGGCCACTCGTTGGCTGCAAGAAAACTCCGGCGCACCAGGCTGAAGGTCGACGTCCAGAACGCACGATGAGCCAAGTGTCCGTCGCGCTCCTCGTAGGTGCCCTCCGGCCGCCACTTCAGCATGTCCCCCACCTCCAGCTCCTCCCTATGCCAGGGCTGGCGCTTTAGGGATAGCTGGGCGAGGTCAGGATGCTTCTCCATGGTGGCCTGCATCTCCCGGAGGTCGAGTGGCTGATTTAGAACCACGTCGTCCTCGACGTGCAGGACCCAAGGCTGCCCCGATGACATCTCGTGCTGCCAACAGGTCCGGGTGGCTTTCACGTAGCCCTCCGGCACTCCCATGGGTATCGTCTCCCAGCCGGGAAACCGGTCGAAGTCGGCTTCCTCAGCATCGACGCAGATGATTTTCCGGGCGATCGGTCCCTGGAGGTGCTCGTCAAGCGAAGCAATCGTTTGGCCCAACGTGTCGCGGCCGGGGCAGGTGAGTACCGAGACCAGGGCCTGATCAGGAGTTCGTGGCTCGGCCAGCAACGCCAGCATCCGCTCTCGGTCCCACGCACACTCCGTGTAGCGATCGGCGAGCGCCCGGACCAGCCTTCTGGCTTGGATGTTCTTCGCGTCGGGGGAGTGCTGGTGCCAGAGGTGCCAGGCGTTGCCCGGAAGTCGGTCCTCTCGCGCGTCGTGGCCGGTTAGAGCAATGCACGCCGCGTGAAAGGCGTCGTCCTCCCCCCCGTAGGACTCGAAGCGCTCATCAAAGCCTCCGATGGCATCCCAGAGCCCACGCGGCACAACCTGGCAGCCAGACACGTAGACGTAGGCATCCGAGGGCTTCTGTCGGGCCGTCACGAACCGCTCCCAGCTGCCTATCCAGCCCTCAAGAATCCTGCTGGTCCCCGTGCGGCTCAACAGGCATCGCACCGAGTACGGAAGTACGAGCTGCCAAGTCTCGTGAGCCTTGGCGATTGCCTGCTCGATCGGCTCGATATCGATGATCGTGTCGGCGTCGAGGATGACCGCGACATCCCACGCACCCTCGGCGGCCCGGTTGATCGCGGCGGAGCGATTGAACGGTCCCTCCTCGTGCTCTCCTTCGACGATCGTCCAGTCTGGTCGCTCCCGACTCCAGTACCGCTTGCAGAACTCCCAGAGGTGATCCCTGTGGCCCCGGTCCGCTCGACGCGGAACGATGAGGCGGACCTTCATGGCCCCAGAGGGTCTGGACGACGGAGGTTGGCTCACGTCAACTCTTCTCCATCTCGGCTTTGCACCAGCCGGTCCACCATGGAGACTGCTGAGGCTGACCCACTCGTCGCTCCGTAGACAGCCCGCGAGATCAGGCGTTCCTCGAAGGGCGAGAGATATATGCCCACATCGGAGGATCGCTGGAAGGTTTGGGAGTGTTGATAGGCGCCGAGCGACTCGCTCTCGCTCGCCAGCGAGGTCGGATTCGTGATCGCGCTGATCGCCTTCTCGACGCAGATCGCCTTCAACGCCTCCGGTACTGGATCGAGGCTGGTCGCCCACTCTGCAGACCGGTCGACGCAGTCGACGATCAATCCAGTGACCGCCGCGATGACGGCACTGGCGGTTTCCTCCTCAGCAGACGTAAGAGAGCGACCGAGCCGCGCCTGAACATCTTTCGGCTCCGCGAATGGCAACGAACATCCCCCTTCCCAATGAGCGGGACCGCTCGATGGCGGTCCCGCTCCCATGTGGCGTTCGCCGCTCTACGAGCCCTGGGCGAAGTCGAGCTCGACAGCGCCCTCTTTGCGAATCGTCGAGGTCCCGAAGAGGGCGTCGATCGAAATCACGTCCTGCTTCAGGTTGACGTCGTAGGCGTAAACGACCCGTAGGCCGATGCCCTTGTACTGCTCGACGGAGACCTGGCTGTTCGCGAGACCTTTCGGCTTCTCAAGAACGCGGGTCACCGCCGTCACCGCTGAGCGATGGAAGGCGACACCGTCAGCCTGGCCCCGCTCGCCGGGGCCGAACCCTAGCGCCTGCGATTCGTAGCCATTGAATCCGCTGAGTCGGCCGGTCGCACCCTCACGGAGAGCTGCGGTCGACCCGGAGGTGTTGGCCTGCAGGAGCGTCGGGTCCTCCGTGACGACCTCCGCACCCTCCGGCGAGACGACGTAGACGCGCCCCTCGAACGGCAGTTTGCGCCGGGTAAGAATCCGCCGTGCTTCGGAGAACGCCTTGAGGCGCTGCCCCGGTTCGGTGCCGGTCCCGGTGGCGACGCTGTCTTTCGAGTTTGCTTGGGCCGCGAGTACCAGCTGCTCGGCGAGCTTTTCGTCGGTCCACTGAGAGTGGGCCTCCATCGCCGGGTTCAGCAGCCGTTCCTCGAATCGATCCAGCTCGAGGGTCAGCTCCTCGGAGGTCACCGGGAACGAGACATCCGGGATGGAATCGAGAGTGACCGTGAACGATCCCTCGGCCGGGTCCTGCAGCTCGATCCCTTTTTCGCGGTCGAACTCTTTCACCTCGAAGGTGGCGTTCGTCCGCACGGTGATCGTGTCGCCCTGCTTGTTGGAAAAGTCCTCCTGGTAGTCGCGATTGACCAGCGGCAGGAAGACCGTGGTGTTGTAAAGAGTCGCGAGAGCCGATTTGGCAATCACGCTCGGAGTGATCAAAGTCGCCATGGCGGCGTACGTCCTTTCTTCATCGGGTGGATTTCGCAGCCGCCATTCGGCAGCGGGGTACTGCAGGGAACGGCGCGGCTACTTGCCCACGCCGTACTTTCTCTCCGCGTGGTCCTCAGGACTCAGCGACTCGAGGTCCGTCTTCGCTGGATCGCCCTTGCGGGTTTCTGGATCGCCCTTCGGACGGGTGGTGCCCCCTTCGGAGCTGCCGTCGCGGAGGTGCGGCTTGCGGTTGAGGAGATCCGCTAGCTCCTCCTGGAGGGCATCGGCCTGGACTTTGCCCTCGTCGTCGAAGATGTCGTTCTCGTCGATCTCGCCCTTCGAGATAGCGCGCTCAATGTGAATGAGGGCGTCCTCGATGTCGGCGAAGCGATGCTCTTTGGCGTCGTCTCCCTCACCGAGCTTGATCCTCTTCGAAGCTAGGCGCGTGACAGCGACCTCAAGGCGGTCGGCTTTGCGCTCGGCGGCGGCTTCTGCGGCAGCCGCCTCTCGGCCTTTCTTCTCCGCCGCGCTGATCGCTTTCTCGCTCTCAGTTTTGTCCTTCTCTTCGAGCTTTTCGCGCTTCGCGCGCTCTTCGTTTCGTTCGCGCTCCGCTCGCTTGGCGCGAGTCTCGTTCTTGCGAGACTTCGTTTTCCAGTCGTCGTCCTTCTTGACTTTGGTATCCGCGCCAGCGTCGTCACCGGCTCCGTCCCCGGAACCGTCGTCGTCGCCACCGACTTCATCGCCGTCGTCGTCTCCATCACCGTCACTGGCACCGTCGGTGTCTTCGCCGTCACCCCCACCGCCGTCCTCGCCGCCGCCGTCATCGCCCCCGGCGATTACAGGAAGTAGGAAGCCCTCGGGCGTCAGGGATGCCGAAGGGCCGTGCGGGGTTACATGGCGTACGGTCAGCGGTCGTCCGCGAGCGGCCGCAGCCAGGAAGCGGACGACGAAAAACAGAGGTGCGGGGAGCGTGACCGAGCGAACACGGCGGAGCAGAGCCATTCGGCTCTCCTTTCAATTGGCCGCAGCCCGTTCGGCCGCAGCAGTTTCAGAGATCAGTGAGAGAGGTGAAGTCGTGGTCGGGAGAGCCGAGCATCGGGCCGAGCTCGCCGTGCTGTTCGATGGCGACCTTGTCGTTGAGCGGGCCGTATGCATAGGGGCGGATCTCCGTCCCATCCGGGAGTCGAACCGCGCCCGGGTGCGGCTCGGCCAGCGGTTCAAGACCGCATCCGCAGTGGTTGTGCAGCGCCATCACGAAACCGTCGGCACCCTTCACATAGGCGCCATCGACTTCCTTGCAGAACGTGCAGGCGGTCGGGTCAGCAACCCGCTTGAATCCGAACATGGTCGGGTCCGCCTTCTCGATCGCTTCCGCAGTGGCCCGCATCGAGAGCTGGACATCCATGGCTGCCGAGCTAGTGGCTCGTGCGAGCGCCTTGTTCGAAGCGGCCTCAAAGTCAAGGCCGGCACCCAACCCCGACCACAGCGTCACAAAAGGTCGCTCGTAGACCTCCGCGGGAGGCGTGCCGCTGCGAACAGCCGCCCCGATCAGCTCCTCCTGGTCGAAACCGAGCGGGCCGCGCCCCAGAGCCATGGCGATGAAGGCATCGGTAAAGGCAGCCGAAGCACGTTGCGCGGCAATGACCAGTGGTACTACCTGCGCGAGCCACTCATCGACGTTCTCTCGGTCGTAGCCGGCGAGGGAGTTCCAAGTAGACGTGACGGCCCCTTCGACGGTCGCCCGGAGTCGGGCCTGACCTTCGATGTGGGCTTCAACCAGTGGGGAGGGCACTTGCGCCTCGTGCGCCTTCGTCTTTCACCGCCGCGAGCAGTTTCATCAGGGGGTTCGCGGCTTCCTGGGACATCCAGCGCGAGATCTCATCCTGCGAGGCGTCGAGGGCGTATTCGGCGATCGCCACGGGAGGCAGAACGTCCTTCAGCTTTGAAACTGCATCGGCGCGCTCCGCAAGCGACCGAAACTGGTGGTCCTTCCAACGGATCGACGCACTTCGCGATAGCTGCAAGGGGTTGCGAAGCGTCAGGCCACCTAGTCGACAGACTTCGGTCCAGCTCCCGCCGAGCCCGCCCTTGTGTTTGGTGACCGCCGCGTGCATCGGCCCCTCAAACGTGTTCACCGTGTCGGTGTCAATGTTGGCGATGCCGCCTTCCATCGGGAAGTAATGGCGCGGCGTCTTCGATATCACCGCGAGCTGCTGCAGCTCGCCAAAGATCGAGAGGTTGCGGCGGTCAGCGGCCTTGAACTCGGCCAGCCTCGCCTCGGGATTCTCGAACTGCGCGATTGAGTCGGGATGGAGCTCGAAGGGCGGAACGGCCTTCGTCTTTGGCTTGCCTGCTTCGTCCGTTATCGGCTGTCCATCGTCGTCAACCAGCACCTCGCGCCGAATTTTTTCCCCGATCACCGTGCGCAAGGGGAAGCCCATCCAAAAGGCGATTACGAGCCCGAGGAAAGTCAGAAGGTTGATCCGGTCGATCAGGCCAAGGCAGTGCTCGAACTCCCCGCGGGCGTAAGGAAACGAGCCTGACTTCAAGCGCCGGTTGACCGCAACCTCGACCACGGGGACTACCGAGCCGAAGCCGGCAAAGTTGGGGAGAGGCCAATCCTCGTCTGGGACGGTCCTCTGCTCCCAAGTATCGGTCGAGGTGGTGCCGCTCTCCTTCGGACTCTGGAACTTGTAGATCCCCTCTGGTCGCCAGAGCGTCGCGTAGATCTGATCGCCTTCCTGCCAACGCCGCAATGCCCCAAGACGTATGCGTCGTGACCCCGGCGCGAATTCGACGATCATCTGCGTCGAGTCATCAAGCGATATGTCGGGCGGATCGTCCTCGCTCGTCCCCGGCCAGACGGTCGCGTAGCACCGGCCATCCAGCAGAGCCGCGCCATGGGCCAGCATCGACTCGTCTTCGAGTTCGTTGGGCTGCCAAACCTGGTCCCAGATTTGATCGGCGACACTCTGGTCGGTGTCGCGCAGGCCAGCAACCTCGAGCCGGTCAGTCTTGGAGTCGACGATCAGCGATCCCCACGGCGCCTCGGCGACCGGCATCAGGTAGCGGTAGACCTTCGTCAGCCGAGCCTGCTGGACCGCCGGCGGCAGCGGACAATTGCCCTCCAGGTAGGGCTCCACCCTTTCATGGCGCTTGACGCGCTTGTCGAGCTCGGCGCTCAGCTTCTTGACCTGCTGAATCAGGTCAGCCAACTCGGGCATTCGGTCTCCTCACCATTGCGCGATCTCGTATTCGGGTTCGTCAAAGAGGCCCTTCTTCTCGGCGTCGTCACGAGCGCGGCGAGCGAGGACGGCGGCGGGCACGCTGTCAATCTTGAGAGGCGAGCC